CATAATCATCAACATTCTCCATAACAGACTCAGACCAACCCTCAAGTTGAATCTCGAATGGGTTATACCTCTTATTCAAAAATTCAAGTCCAGTTACACAGGCGACCAACATACGGCGAGAGAAGCGAACTGATTGTTCAACATCTATGCTGTATGTAATCCTCTTGACCTCTGATCTGAGTTCATCAACGTTCGAGTAAGCGTTCAACCTCTTATTAACTGCAAATCCCTTCTTCTCAAGTCGAGCTAATTTATTAATAAGATCCGACTTCTCTTCGTCAATTGAAGTGTACCCCTTTGAGGGTTGCTCACCCTGATCACTAGGACCTGGGCCCATAGGTTCATCATCATCGAACATCATTGGTTCATCCTCACCATAATCAATTTCCTCATCCTGTTGAGGCTGAGCTGGGGTACTTTGTTTATTGGGATTCACAAAAGCATCCATAGCCTCCTGACCCTGAAAAGATTGTTGAGGTCTTTGCATAGGCCTTGTGGGTCGAGGTACAGGTTTTGATCGTGGTGCAGAAATTTGAATCTCATCCATCAGGGCCTGTTCATCAGCATCTAATTTCATCACAGTCGTTTGACCCCTATCGAGTACGATTTCTTCGTCCATCTACTGTCTATTTAGAAACTAAGAAAATCTCTTTAACGCACTTTAAAAAAATCTATGTCTATTATAAATGTTTAATCTTAACCTCAACAAGAGTGATCGCAATGCTCTCATGGCCATCGCGGTTTTGATGACCCTCATCTTCGTTCTGTCTTTTATGACTGTGAAGACCGTGAATTATCAGCCCAGGCCAATTACCATTACACCTGTCAGTGAAGAATCTCTCTTCGACCTCAAGCCCGACCTTGAATGTACCGCTGGTTCAGGCAAGGAGGACAGCCCTTACTCGGTTGGTCTTACCCCAGGTGGTCTTTGTGGTGCCCAAAAACTTGTAGGTGATCATGCCGGATATGATATCGTGGATGGAATTGGTGGATCTTTAATCTAAGCTAATAATAAATGGCCCTGATTACATCGCCAACTGATATGATTCCCGATCTAAACTATGAATATCATACCATCACAATTGATACTCTTAATCAGACTAGTGCGAACACATGGACGTGTTTTTTGAGTCAGCCTCTAAAAAATGTTGTACAGGCTCGACTTCTAGCCGCTCGAATTAATACAGTCACACCAGCTAATGGAAGTGAACATTGTTACATTTCTATTGATGAGTTGAATTCTACATTTAATGATCGCGCTACCAATGTTTATGAAGGTCAGGCATCATTAGGTATGCTTCGAAAATCTTTTGCTAGTATTGTGACTACAGATGATACTGGTATAATAAGTTTCAAGGATGATTACCCAATTGCTGTGCAATACGTAAATCCCATTCGAACAGTTGATCGTCTCACTATCAATATTCGTAATCAAAGTGGTGTTCTTATAACACCACCAAATCCCGCCGAAAATAATTTTTTAGTCCTTCGTTTCGTCTGTAGAAAACCCAACCTGTAATTTTTCTCCCCTTAAATTAGTATTACCATGTCTGCCGGTGTTGTTCAATTGATTGCTATAGGTGCCCAGGATAAATATATCATGGGTAATCCTGAAATATCTTTCTTCAGTTCAACGTTTAAAAGGCATGCTAATTTTTCACAATCCGTTGAAAAACAAACCATCCACGGAGCGGTGAAAAACAATTCTATGTCTAGCATCCAATTTGAGAGATCTGGTGATCTTCTCAGTTATGTGTATTTTACACTCGATGACAAAACCCAAGCCCTCGATATTCAACGATGGGATACCATTATCGATAAAGTTGAGCTTTTAATAGGTGGTTCCGTTATTGACACCCAAGATGCAATTTTCACAGAAAAGATTGCTATTGATACATTTGCACAAAATGTATCTAGGAGTGCGAACGGTACACACCCGGGTATTTCTGCGCGCTCGTTTTTTTACCCTCTCAGGTTCTTTTTCTGTGAGGGGCCGCAATGCGCTCTACCTCTTGTAGCCCTAAACTATCATAATGTTGAAATTAGGATCCATTGGGCTACAGCAGCTTCAAATTATAACGTTGAATGTTTCGCGAATTATTATTACCTTGACAATGAGGAGCGTGGTCAGGTTGCATCTAGAAAACATGATCTCCTCATAACACAAGTCCAAAAAAATGTTGCTTCAGGTACTTTAGTTCAAGAACTTACGTTTAATCATCCAGTAAAATATTTAGCATCATCAGATACAACAACCGATGGTGCCCTCACATCTCCCACAAACAAAGTTAAATTAAACATAAATGGTCTCGATGTAAGTAACTACAAATGGGGTAAACCACATTTTATAGACGTCACGAGTTATTATCACACAAACTTCGTAACTTCTCCAGATTTCTTTCTTTATTGTTTCTGCCTCTCAACATCCAGCTTACAGCCCACAGGAACCCTAAATTTCAGTCGTGTATCGTCAGCTACTATCATGAGTGAGTCTATGAACATTAATGACCCAATTTATGCAGTAAATTACAATATTTTGAGAGTGGAAAATGGAATGGCTGGTTTACTTTACGCAAATTAAAATACAACCTTATACTAAATGGTCAAGACCTTACCGACCGTTGAGAGGTCAACCAAAATAAGGTTTGGTAAACATGCCCAAGAAGACCAGGGTGAAAACACGATCGTTCTAAATGCGAGTAATACTGCGATTGACGGATCACAAGGTGGGTCTCTTTATATTGCACCTGTTCGTAATGATTCGGAATATGCTTCTAAACCTGAAATCGTTCTTATGATGTATAACACAAACACAAAAGAACTGGTAGAATCTGGAGACCCCGCATCAAGTCTCATAACCGATGTGAGTCTTCAAGGTGCAACAAGACAAGGTAATGTTACAGCTAATTCTATGATTTTTTATAATAATACAGTTGCATTTGTTACTTCTGGTAATGTAGGTATATCCAATTCTTTAGCTTCTCATACTTTGAGTGTCGGTTCGAATCTTTACGTCGATGATTATGGTACAAATGTTTTAGTCGTTTCTGGTGGAGTTGGTATCACTGATACTACGACTTCAACCTCTGCTACAACTGGTGCCCTTAAAGTTGCCGGTGGTATCAGTACCGAAGAAAACTTAAATGTTGGGGCCGTCACAAAAGTATTATCTGCAACTGATTCTACTTCTAAAACCACTGGTGCCCTAATTGTCACTGGTGGTATAGGTATTTCTAAAAATATTCACGGTAAGAATGTTTTCGTTGAAGATGTCGTCTCAAATAGCGTAGTCATTTTAGATACAACTACTTCATCCTCCGCAACCACTGGTGCCCTAAAGGTTGTGGGTGGTATCAGTACTCAAGAAAACCTGAATGTTGGTGGTACTACTACTTCAACTTCGGCTACTACGGGTGCCCTCCAAGTTGTGGGTGGTATCAGTACTCAAGAAAACCTGAATGTTGGAGCTGTTGCTAAGGTGTTATCCGCTACAGATGCCTCTTCTAAAACCACCGGTGCCCTAATTGTCACTGGTGGTGTGGGTATTTCTAAGAATATTCATGCTTTAAACGCTAATTTTGAAGATGTAGAAGCTGATAGTGTAGACATTACAGACACTACATTATCTTACAATCAAACAACTGGTGCTCTCAAGGTTGCTGGTGGTTTAGGTGTAGCCGGAAACGTTCATTGTGGTAACCTCACATTAACCGGTAATTTAGTCGTTACAGGAAATACAACAGTTATTAATGCAAACAATCTTGTAGTTCAAGATCCTATAATTGAACTTGGTAAGGGTAATACAACTGGTTTGGACACCGGTATACTTATGAATAATCCCTTAACAAGTGGGAATAAAGGTAATGTCGCTGTGATTTATGATTTCTCTACATCCAACCTTGAAATTGGTCATACTCTCAGTAGTGCTAATAATTCTCCAGTTATTATGAATACATCAAACGCAATCGCAGTTAATATAAATGGTACTCTAGGAGTTACGAGTACAACTGCATCTTCATCTAAAACCACCGGTGCGGTGACCATAGGTGGTGGTTTGGGTGTTGTGGGTGATATTCACGCCACACACGCCAACCTTGAGGATGTCGAAGCTGATAGTGTCACTATCACTGATAACACTACATCCACTTCAGTAACCACTGGCGCCCTAAAGGTTGTGGGTGGTATCAGTACCCAAGAAAACTTGAACGTTGAGGGAACAGTCACTAGCGGGGGAAGAATCGGGACACTCTCAACCACAGATGCCACTTCTCGAGGCACTGGCGCCCTAATTGTAGCTGGTGGTGTAGGTATTTCGAAGAATATTCATGCTTTACACGCCAATTTTGAAGATGTTGAGGCTGATAGTGTCACTATAACTGACAATACTACGTCATCCTCAGCGACTACAGGTGCTCTAAAGGTTGTGGGTGGTATCAGTACACAAGGAAACCTAAATGTTGGGGCTGTCGCTAAGGTAATCTCAGCCACAGATGCCTCGTCTAAAACAACTGGTGCCCTAATTGTCACAGGTGGTGTGGGTATTTCTAAGAATATTCATGCTTTACACGCTAACTTTGAGGATGTTGAGGCCGATAGTGTTAACATTACCGACACTACGACTTCGACCAATGCAACTACTGGTGCCCTAAAGGTTGCTGGTGGTATCAGTACTCAAAAAAATCTAAATGTTGGTTCAAATGCACACATATCATCAAATCTTGAAGTTGGTACTGCAAATCTATTTGTAAATACATTGACTTCGAACGTGGGAATTGGAACTAAGACTCCGAGTGAACTTTTAGATATAGCAGCAGTAAGTGGTGACCATGATGCGTTCATACGTCTTAGATCCGGATCTGGTGGTTCTCCCGTAACCGAATCTGGTATTAAATTAACCGAATCGTCACGGTTTGGTTGGAGAATAGCTCAAAATGCCAACACGAATTCTTTAAAAATTGCACACCAAGATCAAAATGATGCCATAAATGGGGATAATTATATGGTTTTTAAATCGGGTGGAAATATTGGTATTGCAGAGGCAGATCCAACTTCAAAGCTTCAAGTTGCTGGTGATGTCAATATCACAGATACAACAGATGCCTCATCTAAAACCACTGGTGCTCTAATCGTCGCCGGTGGTGTAGGTATTGCTAAAAATATTCACGCTTTACATGCCAACTTCGAGGATGTTGAGGCTGACAGTGTTACCATAACTGATACTACTACTTCAACTTCAGCAACAACAGGTGCCCTAAAGGTTGTTGGTGGTATAAGTACTCAAGAAAACCTAAATGTTGGAGCTGTTGCTAAGGTGATATCCGGGACTGATGCTACTTCAAAAACTACAGGTGCCCTAATTGTCACTGGTGGTCTAGGCGTTGCTAAAAATATTCATGGTAAAAATGTCTTCGTGGAAGACGTCGTCTCCAATAGTGTAGTCATTCTAGATACCACAACTTCAGACTCGGCAACTACTGGTGCCCTAAAGGTTGTTGGTGGTATAAGTACTCAAGAAAACTTGAATGTTGGGGCTGTCGCTAAGGTAATCTCAGCCACGGATGCTACTTCTAAAACCACTGGTGCTCTAATTGTCACTGGTGGTCTAGGTGTTGCTAAAAATATTCACGGTAAAAATGTCTTCGTTGAGGACGTCGTCTCCAATAGTGTAGTCATTCTAGATACAACAGATGCCTCGTCTAAAACCACTGGTGCTCTCAAGGTTTCTGGTGGTTTGGGTGTAGCTGGAAATGTACACAGTAGTAATATTTTTGCGGGTTATGATCTAGATTTAACATCCTATATGGGAAGAGCCGCGGTAGGTTTTACAGGTGAAACTAATCATGCTTCTTTTGCACATGTTGACAATAACACCTCAGGAAATTATGCACTTAAACAAACTGAGGGTGGTACTACACACGTTAATGCGAAGGCGGGTCAGCATATTCGTTTAAATATAAATAACAGTGAAAAGGCTAGACTTACAGGTGCTGGTGATCTCAAGATTGGATCTAATGTTTTATACGTAGACGTTTCAGAAACAAGTATTGGTGTTAATACTGCATCACCGGAAGCTAAGCTTCATGTGGTGGGTAATGCATACGTAAGTTCTACAACCGATGCCACTACAACAACAACAGGTGCACTCATTGTTGCGGGTGGTATGGGTATTGCGAAAAAGATTGTTGGTCAACATGCCAGCTTCGAAGATGTCACGGCGACCAGTGTTACTGCCTCTGCTATGGTGAAGGGTGCTACCATTTCAGGGACTAATGTATATGGTACTCTAGCTGGGGCTAATACAGCAGCTGTGACTACCCTAACAGCCTCTGCTATGGTGAAGGGTGCTACCATCTCGGGTACCAATGTATATGGTACTCTAGCTGGGTCTAATGCAGCGGCTATGACTACCCTAAACGCCTCTGGTGTGGTGACATTAGCAGACGATACTACTTCAACTTCGGCTACAACAGGTGCTCTCAAGGTTGCTGGTGGTATCAGTACCCAAGAAAACTTACACATTGGGGGTGTTGCCAAGGTGCATGATACTACCACATCGTCTTCTAAAACCACTGGTTCCTTAATTGTAGCAGGTGGTGCAGGGGTGTCAGGTCCCTTATTCGGTGCCGCAGCCACCCTAGATGGTGTGGTGACCCTAACAGATGCAACGGAGGCGACTTCATCAACTACAGGTGCTCTCAAGGCAGCTGGTGGTGTCGGTATTGCGAAGGATGTGTACGTCGGGGAACGCGCCTACGTCACTGGGGGTCTCATCACCAATACTGGGGGTCTGGCACGAAAGACATACAGTCTATCGAATAGTATGCCTGCGAGTGTATCTCCCACAACAAATATCCACTTTACTTCCAATATATTCCACGCAAAAATTACAGCTACCCTTGTTGATAGAAATGAGCATGTGAGTACAATATTACTCGATGTAAATGGTGGTTCCCAAGCGGGGAGTATCAACTCTGGTAGTAATGTAATTTCAGTGGGTAGTCAAAATATTTTTGGTACAACTGACAATGCTACACCATGGGCGTCAAATGTAACCACTACAGCTAATACTGTTGCGCTATACACTTCAGGAGCTATGACGGTTTCTGGTAATGTCCATGTTTTTGTTGAATATATGTCCCCAACTTCAGGAGGTGGAGTACATGCAATTGCCCATAATGGTGACGCACTAGCTACATTCGGCTACTAATCATTTTCTAACATTTTTCAAACATCATTTTTTTAGGAGCGATCCAGACTGCTAAAAAAATTGTAGAGTTATAACAGATGACCAATAATACAACATTTCCAGGAATTCTTACATGTCCCACGTCCAGCGTGAGCAACGCTATGACAATGGGTACGACAAAGACATACGTCGTTACAATGACTAATGCCAGTGGTGCTAATAAATACTATATCGATGGGTATCTCCAAGCATCATTGGTACTACACCAAGGCCAAACCTATATATTCGATCTATCCAGTTCGACTCTTTCAGGTCACCCATTTGAATTCTCTACCACAAATAATGGTTCACATGGTGGTGGTTCTGCATACTCAACAGGTATAACAACTACTGGTACTTACGCGGATGACCAGACACGAAAATTTGTTGTCTCTACAAGCACTCCTACAACACTTTACTATTACTGTACGGCACACTCCGGTATGGGTGGTAGTGTGACCATCTCACCAAAGGCTGAACTCATCGTATCGGGGGGAGCTGAATTCATAGGAACAGGTACTATAAAACTTCCGAGTGGGACTACATCGGAGAGACCTACCACTGGGATGACTGGGATGATCCGTTATAACACTACAACTGGGTTTATAGAAACGTACACTGCGGAGGGGTGGGGGAGTATCGCCCCACCACCTGTGATCACAGGTATTTCTCCTACGAGTGTTGCCGGTGCAGATACGGCGACGCAGGTATTCACCGTCACAGGAACAGGTTTTGACACGGGTATAACTATAAAACTCGTAGGTGCTGATGGCACCGAATATAGTGTTTTCAATACGACACGTGTGAGTGGGCAGAGTGCCACATTCAAAATGGGGGCGAGTGGGGCGAGTGGTGGCTATGATGTAGCGCAAAGACCTTTTAACGTTAAAGTCATAGGTGGTGACACTGCCTCAGCGGTGACTTCGACTAGTACAGATTCGATTGCTCTGACAGTACCCACAATCACAGGTGTCTCACCAACTAGTTTTGCATCCAGTGCCGTTGGTTCACAGACCATTACCGTTACTGGTACAAATTTCGCTTCTTCAATGGCAAGTGGAAATAATATACAAGTACTTGGTGCGGATGGAAGCACACTTTACAATGTGGACTCTGCAGCGGTTGCGAGCGCGACAAGTATTACTTTCAAACTTGCGGCATCGGGTGCGTCACTCACTACTGGACAACTTGACAATAGACCCTATAAAGTTAGAGTCACAGATGCTGTTGGTATCACAGCGACCAGTACCGCAACAATTGGTTTTAATGGTATCGCATGGAGTTCACCAGCGTCTGGGGCCACTCTAAGTTACGATAATGGAGTCTCCTCCTCCCAGAATCTTGTCGCTACAGATGATCTAGGTGGGACTGATGTAACATTCAGTATCACAAGTGGAAGTGTGGCTGGTCTCAGTTTAGGTTCTGCAACAGCTTCTCCAGCGACTTTTAGTGGGAGCGCGACGACAGACGGAACCACAAACGTAACATTTAGGGTTACGGATAATGAGTCCGGAACGACCGCAGATAGAACATTCAGTGTCG